TTATATTAAATTTAATTTTTTATCGTTCTGAAGATGATTTAGAAAATATATTAAATATATAAATGGATGATTATTCTTTGACTAGTTTAACTGAATCAAAAAATGAGTGGTGCGCAAGATTAGTATCTCTCTTGACACATCATATTATTATAGGTATTGAATCAATATTTAAAGAAGCTTTAACTATTTGTATTAATGAAAAAGAAGAAAATAAATATTTAATGACGTTTCAAAATTTATTATGTGCGATTCCACAATGGAATCCAAGTATAATAGAACAAGAAACTAAAAGAATTGAAACTAATAGTGGATGTAAATATTTAGAAGATTTAATAACATGCGTCCATATTATTCAATTAAAAGCACTTACCTGTATTCGTGTTGGACAAAAGTCAAAAAAAATAGATATTAATATTCCATCTGTAAATACATTTATTCATAATGTATATATTAATGTTGCTCGTAAATTATATACAAATGTTTATTTATATGAAAAAGATTTATATCCATTACAAATTCAAAAAAATAAACATGAAGTAGAATTTTTAGTAAAAGAAGCCATACTTTTAACAATTAGAGATAATATTCCTGTTGAAAAAATTCTACAATCTTATATGGAAGAAAGCGAAGAAGTTGAAGTTTTAAATATGCAAGCTGAGCAAGCTCAGAAGGCTCAATCTGCTCAGCCAAATAATTCTACACTCAATCCAGATAATATTACATCAAATGTACCAGTTGACTTATCAGCAAATCCATTATTAACAGATAATAAATTAGAAAATTACGCAAAAGATTTTAAAAATGAGTTATCAAATCTCAATACAAGCAATACAAGCAATACAAACAATAGTTCTTTAGAAAAATTAAAAATTAATTTTCAAGATAAAGATATAGTTATAAAAGAAGATGGTGTTCATTCAGAAGTTCTTGCCCCAAAAGATTTAAATACATTACAGCAACTTGCGAATGAGAGAAAAATAAAAGAACAAAATGAAAATTTATATAATAATGATTCTGATAAAATTTCTTTGGGGTCTTCAATTGATTTAAATTTAGATGTTATTGAATTATAATTCGTTAATAAAAAAAAAACTTAATAATACTTATAATATATTATGGATTATATATATAGTGCAGCGGTTGTATCAATTCTATTTATAATTTTTAAATTTTTAGAAACCAGATTAATATTAAAAGAAACAGTTAATTTAAAACAGTTAGTTATTGATGGAATATTAGTATATTTAAGTGTTATTGTAGGGCATTTTATAAATGAACAATTAGTTAAGCAAACAACTAGTTTAGGACAAGCTCCTGTATTTATTGATAATCCTAAATTTTAAAAAATTTAATTATTGAAGGTTTAGATATAATTTTAAAATATATTTAAAATTATAATATATAGTATGGATGACGATTTAAAATGGCATCAAAAATTATTTATTATAATTTTATATTTATCTTGGTTTTTAGTTATATTATTATCTATTTGGCGTAATAATAATTTATTAATAGTTTCTATAATAAAACAAAAATCTTTATACTTATCAGTTGTATTATCTAAAATAGAAATTATTATAAAGAAATATAATATAGAAAATGTATTATTCGTATTTCAACAATTTCTTAAAATTTATATTGGTGTATTATTAATCTATAAGTTTAATCCTTGGTCTGGTAGTTATAAATACTTTAAAAAATTTGATCAAAGAATTGCTTGGCATGCTGGTATATTTTTATTAATATCAACAATAATAACAAGTATATTGCATAAATATTTACTTGAATTAGAAAAAAAATTTTCTAGTATTATTACAATAAATAATATAAATTAATCTAAACTAATAGTATCAATATTCATTATTAGTGACCCAGATTTAATTTCTTTTTTAGGAACCATAAATTTATTGAATAATTTTTGTTGTAATACTTTATGCGGTAAATGGCCATGTACTTTTCTGGCAATCATTTTATATAATTTAAAGTCTGGATATCTTTCTTGATTATTATTTTTATAAAGCATATTTTTCCCTTCATCGTCTAAACACCAATCAAGAATTATTTTATGAATTGGGCTCATATTTTTGTTATCATCATATTTATCAATAATAAAATCATAAATAGAACAGCCTAATCTACATAAATCAAAGCTCATATTTGGTTCAATAAGTGGTTTATTAGTATTATAAAATGGAGGACTATTATATTGAGTTGCAGCATCACCATCTTTATGAAAACTATCACTATACATAACTTGTCCTTTATACTCATAAATTGCTCGTCCAAAATCTATAATTTTAAAAAGTTTTCCATAAGTTGGAATTTTATAATGTTTGTCATTATATTTATAATATAAATATTTCTTTTCTGTTTTAATATACATTATATTATTTGTATGTAAATCATTATGAGTAAATTTAAATAACTTTTGATATGTAATAAGTATCATTAATATTTGAAGTATTACACACGTTAATTCATTGTTATCTATTTTATCATTTACTAATAAATCATCTAATGTATTTTCGCAACATTCAATTGTTATTATATTTACAGGAAACTCTTTCACTGATACCATTATATCATTAATTTCATCAGAAGAGCCACTTGAGCCAGAATAAGAACTATTATTTTCACTATTGTCTTTATCTTCATCTTCATCGTTGCCTTCGTCTTCGCTTTCATCTTCGCTTTCGTCTTCGCTTTCGTCTTTATTAGTTTCATTATTTGAAGCATTAGAACTTGATTTAGATGAGCGAGATGATATATCAGAACAACTGTCTTCTGTTGTTTTCGCTGTTTCTCTTAGTTTTGTAACTACTTCAGTTTCAGTTCCTTCTATATTATAAATTAAAGTATCATCGGCGCTTATATCTGAAGTTATATCTACAATTGGTATATTTGATTCTATTATTTCTATATCTAATAATGATATATCACAATCACTAGAAATTTTTATTGGTTTTTTATATCGTCTTGATTTATCATTCAATAATAATGATTCTTGTTCGCTGTTAACAAATTTATATAAGTGTTTATTTTGATAAAAAAAATTACTGGAAAATAACATATCTAAATCATCGCTTACATCAATAATATATTCATTCTTTATTCCTAAAAAAGAACCATAAAAATTAATTCCATGTAAAAAATTTTTATAATTTAATAATTGGCTTGATAAATATATAAAAAAACTGTCTATATATGCTGAATTATTAGGGCAATCAAGTTTTTCAAATTGGGATTTAGAATCTAGTTTTGGTAATTCAAAAATACAAGAATCATATTTTCCAGCAAGAAACTTAAATGGGTCTAATAAAGGCGCATATTTTATAAAAATAGTTGTCTCTATAATATTATTTGATTCATTGTTTGATTCATTGTTTGATTCATTGTTTTTAATTGTTCCTTTATATTTATTTTCATTTATTTTCTCAATTATACTGTTTAAACTATATTTATGATTTAAATTTATACTATTGTAATTTGAATCTGATAATTTAAAAAAATTATTATATAATGGAATATAATTCTGCGATTGTTGAGCATTTACTAAATTAGAATCCTCAAAATCTTTAAATAAATCTAAGTTTGGCGATTTTCTATATGTAAAATTCATTTAGGTTATTAAAATACTTTTTTTTTATTTTTTAAACTTAATAAAAATTAATAAAATTAGCGTAAATAATATTATTTTTATTTCTAAAATATTTATAAATGACTTTACAATTAAAAAAATTTGATATGAAAAGTATTAGTTTTAGACCAGAAGAAACTAAAGGTCCTGTTATTGTTCTTATTGGACGTCGTGATACCGGTAAATCTTTTTTAGTTAGAGATTTATTATATTATCATCAAGATATTCCAATAGGTACAGTAATATCAGGAACAGAAGCGGGAAACGGGTTTTATGCTACCCATATTCCAAAATTATTTATTCATGATGAATATAATATTCTTATTATTGAGAATATATTAAAAAGACAAAAAACGGTTCTGAAACAAATTAAAAAAGATATGGAAGTATATAAAAAAAGCTCAATAGACCCAAGAGCATTTGTAATATTAGATGATTGTTTGTTTGATGATAGATGGACCAGAGATAAAATGATGCGTTTGCTATTTATGAATGGTCGTCATTGGAAAATTATGTTAATAATTACTATGCAATATCCATTAGGTATTCCTCCAACATTAAGAACTAATATAGATTATGTATTTATATTGAGAGAACCATATATAGCAAATAGAAGACGAATTTATGAAAATTATGCTGGTATGTTTCCTACATTTGAATCATTTTGTCAAGTAATGGACCAATGTACCGAAAACTTTGAATGTTTAGTTATTAATAATAATGTTAAATCAAATAAATTACAAGACCAAATTTTTTGGTATAAAGCAGAATCACATAAAGATTTTAAACTTGGTTCCCGTGAATTTTGGGAAATATCCAAAAACATTGTTTCTGATGATGAAGATGATGTGTATGATCCAAGTAAAGGAGTAAGAAGAACCGGACAAAAAATTAATGTTAAAAAAAATAAATGGTAATGTTATTATATATTAGAATTAATAAAAGTCTGCAATTTATTATAAAATTATAAAATATTATAAAACCAATCACTAAAATAAAATTTATCAGAAGGTTCTGAGCCATTTTTAATTAAATTATTTAAATTATCTATTCTATCATAATCATTAGACCCCCCATCAACTCTGTAAAATAATAGATGATCAGTTAAATCACAGCTTAATACATCAATGTATCCCATACCAGCATATTTATATCCAATATCAAATACATTACTTTGTCCTTGGGTACATAATTTATTGTACCGTTCTAATGCTTCATCAAGACTCATAATAGTCCATACATCAAAGTATATTTCTTTTTTTGAGTCTCCTAATATTTCATATATATTTTTAATATTTCTATTTAATCCTTCTGGTATTAGAGCATTTGTAAATAAATTATTGAATTGTTTAAATGGTTGTTGATTAGTATCACTATAAAAGAATGGCTTTTCCGAAGATATATAGTTATTTGTAGAAATATTACATTTTTCTAATACCTCCAGAATTTTTTTCATTTGTTCT